GGTCAGTGGCTCTGCCTCTAATGCTCGTTTTCTTTTCTTATCTTCGGCTTCAACGGCCCACTTCTTCTGAAGTTGTTTCCACGCCTCATCTAGTTCACGAGCCTTCTTAGCTTCGTCGGCGTTGCGGAATTTAATTTTGCCTTTACGTTTGCCGGTGGTACTAAGCCACGGGCCTTCGAGATGCATGGTCATATCAAATCCTTAAACAATTCTTGAACTGAAATTACCCGACCAGTAGTATAAACAATGTCAAAACTATCATTCTCAATGTAATACTTGTTCCGGTTACAATTTACATACTCACCTTTATCGTCGGTATATACTTGTCGCATCTGTGTAAAGGTACTATCTACAACACCGTCGAGCATAACACGGGTGGTAATTTTACGCTTGGTCATATTAAACTGTTTCTAGTTGAGGAAAGTCAATAGGATTAGTAGTATTAGATACGTGTGGCTCAAACGTCTTTTGTACTTTTTTAGGGATGCCAGTGAAACGCAGGATCTCACCATTTGGATTGATCTTAATACTACCAGCAACAACCCAAACGTCAACACCCTGTGCGTCCTTGCCTGCTAGTTTTCGGACGACACCGTTGATCAATCCAGTGCTGGTATCCTTGCCACGATTCCAAAAATAGGTTGTGCCTTTGTTGGTCCAAATTTGTTCATCTTTGGATTGTGCAATGCACCAAAGTTTAAGTTGAGTAAGTGTGTATTCAGCGGACATATAAATTCCTTGTTAAGATATTATATATTATACAGCCGTATTGGTAATACCGCAACCTAAATTTTTACCAAACTCTATCTCAATTCCAATATCTGGATGAATCTAACTTATCCCAATAGGCCTTGTTGTTTCGATTGACAAAGTTTTTGACTAGGTACTTGGCCATGCCCATATAGCCCATCTTCTTGAACCTGCGGCTGTCTTGTCCAAAGTGATGACGAACAATTCTAAACTTTCGAGGACTATACTTTCGTGATAAAAAGAAGTCCTCGCTGGTTGAGAACTGTTCAGGGAAGCCGCCATACTCTTCAAAACGATCTCTGCGTGTCAACATGAATGCTCCTACGGCAAATGGACTAACGTATTTCAATGCATGATTGATTAGGTTAAATGCAGTGAACCCAATTTTAGCACGTAGGTCTCGATCATAACATTTGATATTCAGGCCAATGAGATCTAAGTTCTTAGACTCTATTAGATTGACAGCATCTTGAATCACAGTGTCTTTAAAGAAACGCACATCTGCATCAATAAACAGAATGTAAGGTGTAGTGACCAGATGTGCGCCATTGTTCTTGGCTTGTGAAACTGGACCGCCTTCGATAACTTCAACATTCAATTCGCCCTTCATTATCTGAATAACTTCTCGTGTGTTGTCCGTAGAACAATCAGCAATGATAATTCTAGTGTTGCCTATCGATTGCTGACGCAAGTGCATTAGCAAATGTGCAATATAGTTTTCTTCATTCTTACAAGGTACTACAATGGTAATTTTGTCGCTTATTGTTTTTTGCATTGTCCTTCTACCTTAAAATTATTAAACTTTAGTTGCCACTTCATTGACGCTAAGGTCATCTCGCAACTTAGTTGATCTTTGAATGTCAGTTCTATTCTTCCTGGAACGTCCTGAGGGTTGTTCACGTGAACTGCTATTAGTATCAGTAGCCACATCGTCGTTCTCCTTGATCCAAGTTATGATTTCCCAACGGCCGTCCCAATGTTCTACCAGTGCTGTACACGACTCAACCCAGTCGCCGTCATTCATATATGCGACACCGTTGATCTCTTTGATCTCAGCATGGTGTATATGCCCGCAGATAACACCATCGAACCCACGCTTCTTACAGTAGTTGGCCAAGTTCTCTTCAAACTTGAACACAAAGTCTACTGCTTTTTTAACTTTGTACTTAAGATACTTGCTAAGGCTAAAGTACCCAAAACCCATGCGGCGACGAACCCAATTAAATTTATTGTTGAGTGTAAGAACAACGTCATATGCTTTGTCTCCTAGGAATGCTATCCATGGTGCCAGTCGGGTAATGCCATCAAACAAGTCTCCATGTACTACAAGATAGTGTTTACCATCGGCACCAATGTGTTCTATTTGATTGTGTATTTCTATAAGGCCAAAACTAAACCCATATGGTATCATTGGTCTTAGAAACTCATCATGATTGCCTGCTATGAAAACTACACGGGTTCCACGCTTGGCATGTCCTAATACTCTGCGTACTACGTTAGTATGGCTTTGTTTCCAGCGCCATTTGTTTTGTTGTATCTTCCAGGCATCTATTATATCTCCTACTAGATATAATGTATCGCAGGAGTTATGTTTGAGAAAATTGTTTAACTTATCCGCTTGACAGTCTTTAGTTCCAAGATGCACATCACTGACAAAGATTGAGCGGTATGTCTTCATACGAATATTTAAGTAATATTCGATTACAATAAGATTACAAAGTCGTAAAAATAGGAACCGAAGTTCCTACTGCTGACTACTTATCACACTATACGCCGTCAGCGGGCGAGTATCTTATTTGATCTGAGACCAGACACGCTCACGGATCTGTTTTGTCAAACTGTCCGGTAATGCTACATAGTCTAAGTCTGCGGCATCTTTCTTGCCATTCTTAAATGCCCAATCAAAGAACTTTAGCACTTCGTCGCTGGTAGCTTTGCTCTTTGGCTCTTTGTACATGATGATGAAACTGGCTGAACTCACTGGCCAAGCATTAGGATTCTTTTGATCTACAATGCTCAATCCCATACCAGGTACACTGAACCAATCAGCACCGTCTGCGGCTGCGGCAAATGTTAGGTCATCTGGACTAACATACTTGCCACTTTTGTTTTGTAGTTGTAGGAATGTCATGTTGTTTTTCTTAACATAAGCATACTCTACATAACCAATTGAACCTTTGATTCTGTTTACATTGGCAGCAACACCTTCATTGCCTTTGCCGCCAACTGCTGTAGCAGCCGGCCACTTAACTGCGGCGCCACGACCCACACGCTGTAGCCACTCAGGGCTAACTGTGGCAAGATAGTCGGTCCAGTTGAATGTTGTTCCACTACCATCAGCACGGTGTACAATGGTAATAGGCTGATCTGGTAGTTGTTTACCTGGATTCAATGCTGTTAATTTTGGATCATTCCACTTGGCAATGTTGCCCAAGAACACTTCGGCCATAACTGGTCCAGTGATGCGTAGTTCGCCTGGTTTGAAACCATCTAAGTTAACGACGGGTACTGTTCCGCCAATGATAGCAGGGAATTGAACCTGTCCCATCTTGTCTAAGTTCTCACCGCTTACTGGTGCGTCAGTTGCTCCAAAGTCCACGGTCTTTGCATTGATTTGGCGAATGCCACCTGATGATCCAATACTTTGATAGTTCATGCCGGTGCCTGTGGCTTTTTTGTAGCCTTCGGCCCACTTGGCATAGATTGGGAATGGGAAGGTAGCGCCAGCACCTGTGATGTCCGTGGCTTGTGCTGATATAGTCACTGCGGCTAATAGAATAGCAAATAGTTTTTTCACTGTAAGTCTCCTTGTGTTTGTGATGTAACTATTTAAACACAAAATGATTACAGTATGATTACAATTTCAAGAAATTTTTGCCAAAAAGAAAGCACCCAAAGGTGCTTTCACTATTTCCTGTTGCTAGGCATAGTTGCCCCGATAGCCGATTTAGGCGGCCATCAAAAATGCTTCATCATTTGCATTTAAAGGTTTTGCTTCTGCGACCGGGTCACCCCAATCCTACGGCTTCTACATTGCCGGACTGTCCATTTCAATACTCTTGACCCAATCGATCCTGTGTCAGGCCCATCAAAAGCACACTGCGAGGATTCGAACCTCATTGCCTGTAGTGGAATTGAACCACTGACCCCGTCGGGCCCATCATCCAGATGCCAGTATGCTTTTGGTGGACCTGGCGGGCACTGCCCCCGCGTCTTGAATCCGTTTCTATCTACTTCATACAATCATAACTTTTATTTACACTCTAAAACTTTCTCCACACCCACATTTATCACGTTCATTGGGATTGCGAAATTCGAATCCTTCATTGAGTCCATTACGAGCCCAATCAACAATGAGTCCTTGTAGGTATGCCAATGACTTTGCATCAACTAGTACTACAAAATCTGGTTGGGCAAAATTAGTAACCCCTTCTTCAACAGTATAACTATCAACATATTCTAACGTATAGGCAAGGCCGCTACATCCTGTAGTTTTTACACCTAGCCGTATACCAATACCCTTGCCGCGTTTGGACAGGAGTTGTAGAATTTTCTTATTGGCTGTGTCGGTTACGGTAATCATCTACGGCCGCTTTGATAGCATCTTCTGCTAGAATTGAACAATGTATCTTAACTGGCGGGAGGGCTAGCTCTTCAGCAATCTCTGAATTCTTAATCGCTCTCGCGGCGTTGAGCGACATTCCTTTAACCATTTCGGTAATAAGTGAACTTGAAGCAATAGCTGATCCGCAACCGTATGTTTTAAAACGTGCATCAGTAATAATGCCATCTTCTACTTTAATTTGAAGTTTCATCACGTCCCCACACGCCGGGGCCCCTACCATACCAGTACCAACACTAGGATCACTCTTGTCAAAAGATCCGACATTCCTGGGATTTTCGTAGTGGTCAACAACTTTATCTGAGTAGGCCATTACTTACACTCAATATAAGTAGCTTGGACAAATTGTCCATATTGGTTTTTAACCCAACCAAAATTCTCAAATGGATACGTGCCTTGGGGGCATTGTATAATTGGAGAACCTTGTATAATCGGTGGCTGAACAACGACAGTAGGAGTCTCAACGGGTCTATTATTATTTGCAATGGCAGCACCTACAACTCCACCGATAATCAACGGAACAAATACATGTCCCCAATTTCCTCCATGATGGTGGATTACTCTCGGAGCATGGTATCCGTGATGTCCATAATGTCTATGTTGTGCTGACGCTGTGCCAACAAGTGCAAAAGATAAAACAAGTGCAGTCAATAATTTTTTCATAACTTTCTCCATGATGTATATATAACGCCTTAGCCCTATATTACGTTGACAACGTTGACGGACCTGCAGGGCTTGTATGGTTTCCGCCTAACCAAACAAGGTCTCGCACCTTGCCAACTTGCTACGCAGGTTTACCCCTGCAGGACAGTGTATTTAATTAATTCTGCTGTAGTTTAGAACCATACCAGAACCGTACATGCTTTCTGCAAGCATTTTACATTCCCAATCATTGTTTGCATTAACTACAACGTCGGCAGTTTGATACTGATTAAGTTTAACCCAAACACGATATTGATACATATTAACTCCGTTGAATATTTTGAGCCTGTTTACCATTTGGACCATTTGTGACTTCAAATTGGACATGTTCGTCTGTTTTCAAAGTTTTATAGCCCTCCATTTGAATTTGGCTAAAATGTGCAAACACATCTTCACCACCTTCGTCCGGTACAATAAATCCAAAACCTTTGGAATTATTAAACCATTTTACTTTACCTTGTTGCATTACTGCTTCCTCTTATTACTATTATACTGTATTTTTACCAGTTTGTCAACCATTATGTTTTACTTGGACGCCAGCAACTTACCCAATTTGCGTTATTAGCGCCTGTTCCGTTTGGATAAGATTTGGTTACATCGCCGTCATCCGGATTATTACTTGCTTTTGGACTTTGATTTCCGCCAACAAACGTGTATTTGCCATTTTGGGCTGTATAGACAAAGTTAACGTGCCTATAACTCCAGAATGCTATGTCACCGGGCTGTGCTTGATCTTTAGGAACTTGTGTAGCGTTCCATTTTCCCGGACTGGTCGTAATTGCGGCCGCACTTGCAGTTTGGAAATATCGATATCCCGAACTCTTTAATCCAAAGTTAATAAATCCCATGCACCATGCTGTTTGATCTGTGGTCCACGGACTGCTACCAGGATATCCTATGTTCTGCCAAATACCGGTAATATTAGGATTACTAGGTTTACCACCTTGACCTGTTTCTCTCCACTTACCTTGAGCTGCTTCGTCAAGACATTTGTCTAAGAATGGAACAATACTAGAGAAGGTAGTATCAGTTGAAATTAACGATACTGCCGCAGTAGCGGTTGTACCATCATCTACGGTACCGGCGTAGTTACCTTTAACGCCGTCAGCTGCCGCGGCAGCATTATAATATTGATTAGGTTGACCATTCTGAGCAGCTACATAGGTATTGACCTGGCTCGCTACTTCCTCAACTACTAATGGATCTAGTTCCACTGCCACTGATATGCTAATACCGCCAAAGGTTCCACTAGCACCAGGCGATTGCCAAAGAGCAATTGGGACGTTATTGGCGTAGACGTTGCCGCTATGGTAAACGTCGGCAACGTGTACTACTCCGTGAACTCTTGCACCTGGTACGTATGGCATTTTTTAATCCTTATAAAAATCTAGGCAAACTATTTGTTATGGTGCTAATATTTGCAAATAATGTATTAATGGTTGCTGTTGAAGAAATCAAAGAACCCAAGTCTTGCCTATACCAATCATAAATTTCTGTAGGTGCTACCCAATCGTAAGGTCCAACATGCCTAATACCAGTAGTAGTAGATGCGGTTGCAATTCTTTCTAATGACGATGCAATTCTTTCAAGATACGGACTGTAATCATATGCTATCGATATGCTTCCCGTACTTGTTGAAACGATTGTTGGTTCCATAATAATATCCTAAACTACTATTTACACTAGGGCAATACCAGTTGTTCCCTGTACATATTGATCGGATGCACTTTTTTCTGCAAGTACCATAACAATGATGTGATTGTGTTTAATAGTAACATTGTCTGCTCCGCCTAAGAACATAAATGGCATCATACCTAGTCCTTGTGCGCCAATGCTTACACTTTTAGGTCTGTTCAGTTTAACATACTCTGCGGTATCTTCATCTAAACGTCCGATGATCTCTTCACCGGAAATTAATTTAATGCTCACTGTATCACCAGTGGCTGCGGGTTTTTGAATTAACATATTATTCCTTATCTTCTTCTTTGGGTATTTCGCATAAAGCTTCAAGTGTTTTGTAATGCTCGTAGGCTTTTTTAAGAGCCGCGAAGTGCTCTAGTTTTGCAGGGTCTGGTTGGAGTATAGCAAGCCGGTTTGAAATAGTTTCCATAAACTCTGAGATATTCCGGCCGTTTATCATAACCTTGCCTTCGAACTCTGCGTCACCTGAGACTTTTAAACCTGGAGTTGACGAACTACTGCTTATATTCCAATTTGTGTTGCTCCAGCTAGTGCCATTCAAGCCGCTGGTTAAAAAGCTACCAGAGCTACCAACTGCACCATAGTTGCTACCGCTACCGTTACTAATAGTAATGCTAGATGGTGTTGTACTATAGGAGTAATTATAAGAGTTCATACTGCTAGTATCTATCATAGTGATACTGTCGTAATCTTCACCACCGGATAGATCAATGGTGTTCTCATCTACAATAGGCTCGTTATCCATTTAGGTGTGCCTTTAGTTCAGTAAAGCCACCAATGAGTTGATCATTGATAAAGATCTGTGGTACTGTTCTTGCTGTGGGAATTGCTTCTAACAATTCTTCTTTAGAATACCCATCACCAATTTTCTTTTCTTCAAATGGAATACCTCGTTGTTTTAATAATGCCTTTGCCTGATCGCAAAATGGGCAGTGGTACTTCGACCACACAATTGCTTTAGTCATTTTTACTTCCTTATAGATCTGGTAATTCTTCATAGCTAACTGAATCGCTCATAACACCAATAACATAATTGGTACTTTCGTTTTCCTGTAATGCTGTTTGTTTTTTGTTGATGTTAACGTGCTTGTTAAACCAAGGGATAGGACTGGCCTTAGGATGCTCTCCAGCATACTTAATACCAATTTCTTTTAATCTTGTAAATGCTGTGTAGTCAACAAAGTCACTGAGAATGGCGGCGTTAAGACCGATAACTGGACCTAGTTTAAACAAATAGGTCGCCCAGTCTTTTTCTTCATTAACAACTTCTTGATATAGGGCATAAACTTCTTCAGCACATTCTTCTTCCAACTTGACAAAATCTGCGTCGTCTTTACCAACATTGTTGATCAACCAAGCCGTCCACTCAGTGTGTAATAACTCGTCTTGTAGAATTAAACTAATAATATTGCCATTGCCAATGTATATCTTATTCTCTACCATGGCCAATGACGTAGCAAAACTTACCATGAAGCGTAATGCCTCCAATGCATATGATGCATGTAGTGCCATCCATATGGCTCGCTTGTGAGCATAGATTCCAATGTCTTCGCCCAACTCTTTACGGCAGTTAAGAATATGAAGTTCCTCATAATAACGACCAATGTTAGCTGCCATACCAACAATTTCAGCTGTGTCATGAATCTTATTAAATTCTTCTTTGGGTACTCCATAAACATTCCTTATGATGTGACTGTAACTTTTACTGTGAATATTAGTTTCAAAGAAACTCCAGTTACTCACAAGTGCTTCTAATTCTGGAACACTGATTACAGGACTGAATACTTGATTAGGAGCACGACCTTGGATACTGTCTAAGGCTGTCTGACGTAGTAGGTTGCTGGTAAAGATATGCTTGACAGCATCGCTGGCATCTTTGTGATCCATCTTGTCTTTGGTGAGACTGATTTCTTCAGGCACCCAAAAGAATCCACGAGCAAGTTCTTCGTACTTGGCAATTTTAGGATACTTAACCTCTTCAAAACGTTGCACTGTTACAGGACCTTCTGGATCCAAGAACATATGACGTTTAAGATAGTTTGTTTGTTTACTTAGGTTATATTGTTGTTTGCTCATAATTTGCAGGCCTCGCAGTCATCATCATATATTGTAATTGGTTCCGCAGTTATAAGAGGAGTGTTAGTCCCTGTGACATCAGCTTTGGCCCCAACCTTGTTAATTAAACTATAGTATATAGTTTTTAGTCCCCATCTGTAAGCCAACATCAAGTTCTTAGCAATTACAGTTGCGGGTACTTTACCACCTTGATAATTAGCGGGATTGTAGAATGTATTAGTGCTTAGACTTTGATCAACATATACTGCTAATACAGCACTAGTTTTCAAGTAGTCAATACAATCTGTTTGGTCCCACATAAGTTGGTAACGATTCTTTAGACGTTTGTACTCTGGTACTACTTGTACAAACGATCCGGCTTTTGATTCCTTGACAGAAATCATTTCCATAGGCATTTCAATTCCGTTAGTGCTGTTTAAAACAACACTGCTAGATTCAACTGGTGCCACGGCCATTAGTGTTGCATTACGAATACCATGCTTGATCATACGTGCTCGTAATGGTTCCCAGTCCATGCTGGGTGTAAAGTCAGTGAGTTCATTAACTCCAGCCTTGCGCCTTTCCCAGGGAAATACTCCCTTACCGTAGTAAGTGTACTGACTACGTCCGCATGGGCCTCGTTCTTGGGCAAGCTCGACACTGGCTTCAGTAAGGTAGTATGCTTGGTGTTCCATCCAACGTTTAACTTCTGCCAGTGCATCTTTCTCACCGTATTTGAAACTCTTACGAGCATGCCAATAGGCCAAGTTAGTAATGCCAACACCTAGTGGTTCGAAATCTGTGTTGGCAAGTTTACTTTGTACACTTAAGAAGTCTTGGTAGTTTAATAAATTACTTAAACTGCGAACTAGCACACGACATGCTTTTCTCATTTCTTGTGGATTTCGGAACGCACCCCAATTTATCGACCCAAGAGTGCAAAGAGCAATTCTTCCTTCTGGGTCTTCAATTCTCTGGAAAGGTCGGGTGGGTAAAAGTATCTCTTGGCATAGGTTTGATTGATATATTGGATCCACCGTTGTATCAAAGGGACCCTGGTTGATAACGTTGTCGATGTTGACAAGATAAATGCGCCCAGTATCAGTTCTCTCCTTAAGAATTCCATTTTTGAATATCTCATCCGCCGATACAACTTTCTTTTTCTTTGTCTTATCTTGTTCATATTGTAGATACAACTTTTCAAATTCTGCGCTGTCACGATAGTAGGCTTCGTATAGGTCCGGAACTTCTGCCGGGTCAAATAACGACATTGTTTCGCCACGCTTATAACGATTCCAGAACATGGCATTAACTACTACACTATAATCCATTTGGCGCACACGAGTTTCGTCTGTACCTTGATTATTCTTAAGCACAATTAAGTCTTCAAATTGAGCATGCCATACTGGAAATGTAACTGTACAGCTGGCATTGCGTATGCCACCTTGACTGCATGATCTTAAATCGGCGAACCATTTCTTTAGGAAGGGTACTAGACCCGTATGCTTGATTTCACCATTGCGAATTGGGGCGCCTAACGGTCTGATTCTGCCTATTTCGAGACCAATACCGGCTCGTTTTGAGGCATATTTGGCCATCATTTCGCCTGCGGCGAATATCGAATCAAGGGTATCGTCACTGCTAATAAGCACACAACTACTGAACTGTTTAGTTGTAGTACCGAGGCCAGCGAGCACAGGAGTAGCGAGAGTAAAATGACCATCGGACGCACATTCATAATATTCCTTAACAAGTTTTAATCTAGTTTCTTTAGGTTCATTGTGAAACGCTGTAGCAGCCGCAATAGCATAACGAACCTGTGGGGTTTCATAAATTTGTCCTGTAGCACGATTTTGCACAAGATACTTTTCGCATAGTTGTGCTATGGCTGCAAATGTATATGTTTCGTCTTTGTCGTGATCTAAGAACAAATCAATGATCTTCCATTCGTCCTCAGTGTACCAATCTAGCAATTCGCTGGTGTACATGCCCGACTTAACATTCTTTTGTACAATCTCGTATAATGGAGGAGGATCGTATGCACCGTATACTTCTTTGCGTAACATACTAACACGTTGTCTGCCTGCTACATATTGATAGTTAACGTTGTTAATTTCCGGATTTTCAGTTTCGTCAATTAAATTAACCATGGCCTTGAGCAACAGCTCATCTATGGTCTCGGTGCTCATGCCATCGTGCAATTCTATTTGCGCTTTAATCTCTACCATGGACGGGCTAACTCCGTCGATGCCTCTGCAGCCGTGGGCTACCTGTCTCTGTATTTTTGCGATATCTAACGGGACACGATGCCCATTACGCTTGACCACTGTGATCATTAAGTAACCTCTTTTTATTGTTCTAAGCTGATATTTACCTTGGGGCGCTAACTTCTATTAGATTTTCTAGTCTAAACGAGTCAGGTACTTCGGGTAAAAGAATCGGTCCATTATCACTGTAGTTTATAACCCAATTATCATCTATGTATAATAGATTATACTGTCTTGTTCGGGAAGAGTCAACTAATGTTCTTAGTTCTATCTTACTACTTTGATATTTTTTTGTCAGTTTTAAAGTCCAGCCAATCATCAGTGCTTTGGTAAAATCATCATATTTGTTCTCTTCAATGATTTCCCAGGGACTGGGCCAGCTTTGTTGGTAGTATGGATCTACGTTTCTGTTATGGGGCGTGAAAGGAGCTTGGTGCCAAAAATCCCATACCTCTTGTAAAGGATCATTAGCCTCGTCTAGCTTTCTTCTATGATTTGCCCATTCTGTTAATCTGTCGTCTACAGCTTGGTTAAACATTAATTTCCTTACAGCATTAATTTGGTTTGAAGTTCTACTTGCACAGAGTGTGTAGCCAAGCTACATCCAACTAGATCAAAATATGAATATGTAGCAATAGAAGTATCGATGCCCCAGAATATTCCAGGGTCTGTACCATACATATTATGTTCATCTACAAGTTGAATATCTGCTGGAACACCTGTTGCAGGATCGGTAGGTCTAATATAAACGTGTAATGTCCCTGCCTTATTAACGTGAATTCCACCAGAACCCCATGTATTATAAGTGCATTGATATTTTATTATTAGGTGTTGTTCATTGTCTGTTATAGGCAATCTCATGATAGGCGTTATTGACCACAGGGTATCAACACCAGGAGCCGGAGCCAAAGTAGCAGTAGATACTGAATTAAGATCTATAGTAGCTCTGCCATCTATCAATGGATAGTATATAGAAGTAATACCGGGAGTTGTTCCAAGTTTAGTGTTATGATATTGATATCGTCCAAAGTAATCATTGACGCTAGCATTACCACTAGTGGCAAACTTAATAACAGAAGTACCACCTGCAGAGCCTTCAGGATCACCGTTATCTCCTACGTTTACAAATGAATTGTTTTGACTAATGTGATTAGTAGGAATACTCAGTGAGTTTGCTGCCCCTACATAAATTCCTTGTTCGTAAATATCTTGAAATTTATTGTTTACAATTCGAGCATAAACAGGACCAGCATTGGCCAGAGTAAGTGTATTTGTAGCAGTATTAAATGCAACACCGTATTTTGAATATGAAAAACTATTATTTTGTATAACAATATGCTTTGATTCGTAATTTGATTTTATATCGTAATATAAACCAGTAAATTGGCAATTGTCAATTAAAATATTTTCAGGAGCATTAACACCGTATCCTCTAATGTCTATCCCCGTATATCCAGGACCGCCAAATGTTGTTCCAGATTCAAACACAGTTGAGGTAATAGTTCCTTGGAATTTAACTTCTCTAATAACAGCATTTTCTACGCCGTCTAAATTTAAAAGGGCAAGATTTGGATTAGTTAAACTTGCACTAGTATATTCTAAGGTCATTCCCTCAATGTGAATATTCTTAGGGCGGCCGGAACCAGTTATTGAAAGTTCTGCGCTAGATGTACTAGTAACATCTAATTCTCCTTGGTTGAAATTGGCTGCCGAATAAGAATTTCTTCTATTAACAAAATCAACTGTTTTAAAAATACCGGTACCTGATGTAGCATCTCTAATAATAGTCTTGTCTATGCCTTCGCCAACAATGACAGTGTTTCTAGGAATCTTTAACGTTGTTCCTATATTGTAGATACCTGCTGGAAAATATAATTTTTTATTGAATTTTTTTGTATTGCCCGGGTCGTAAGCAGTAGCCGTGTTAATGTCAGTAATAGGTGTCGGTGATCCAGGTGCAAAGGCATCAACATGCCAATCTAAAAATAAATGATCAATTGCGGCCTGTACTCCTATGCTACAATCAGTTGAGGATGCAGTGGTTATAAAATCTGCGATACTAACAAAATCATCTAATTTATTTTGTACATATCTTATTGCTATGTCTTGACCAGTTAATGATGTTATATAAGTTGAAGAAGTAATTTTTTCTGAGTTGTACCAACTCCAAACATAATTTGTAGCAGTATTAAGCATACCTTCGGATGCTAATCTTCTAAACAAATTAATATCATTTTCTGTTAAAACCCGCACGTTAGTATCGCGAGCCCCACCGTCTTCTCTCTTTAAACCAATATATAAAGTTTCATTATCTGCCGCCCAAGCAAATTCTCCACCTGCAAGCTGCGGAATTCCTGTTTGGTTTTCTTGTCCTCGACGGACTTGTATTTTTGCTATCTCAATAACGGCCATGGAAATATCCCCTGTATGAGATATTTATGCGTTGAGATGCTTACTTGGCCAGGGCGTAGTACTCTTCTACCTTAGAAAGCCACATATCCTGATATTTGTTAAAATCTTCAGGTTTTAGATCAAACTGCTGATATACTTCACCGCCTACTTTAATGCTGTCATCCCCACGACTACACATGAAGATAACGCCTCGACGCATGTCAGTACCGTAAACTGCATTATGTGCCATAATGTAGGCCATTAGCTGTAGATAATAATCTTCTACCCACTCTGCCTTCTTGGGCTTGTTTGTTTGCTTGTGATCGGCAATACACGGTTGACCTTCATATACACCCACTAGGTCAGTAGTTCCACTATATAGACCTGGAAAGTATAAACTCTGTTCCATGGCCCATACTTCATCCATTTTGCTCAGTCCGTTAAGAATGATTTGATCTGCCATGGCATTGGCTTTGATGTGTACGGGATTGTTGCCAGGTTGTCTTGCCTCGCCAATTAAGAAACGTTCTAAGTTGGCATGCATGGCTGTACCAACACCTGCAGCCTCTGTGGTAATCTGCTGTGCTTTTTCAACACCTACTCGTTTCTTCCATTCATTCAAATGAGTCATATCTTTAGTAGCACTAAGGATAGTTGTCACACTAGGAAGACTTTCGCCATCTGGAGTTCTGTAAACACGTTTACGTGTAACAGGATCATTCACTTGTACGCAGTTTTTATATTGGAATCGTTCAACGAACGGAGGAGGAGTATAGATTGTCATAAACTTAATTATAACAACCTTTTACACTAATGTCAAATATTTGGCTTTAATTGTTTGGCATTGCTAGATGCCATTGCAGACACAGCAGGGCTAGCGCCTACCTCTGCAGGTTTTTCTTGATTTGGATTTTTTGTTTTAGTTTTTAATATAACAGCACCATCGTCTGTGATACTATCAATAA